CTCATGATTAAGAATGGAGGAGGTGAGTCAATTACTGTTACAATAACTGCACAAGTTACATCATTTGATGTTGGTGCTTTCGGCCCATTAACTAAAAGTAATGCAACTATTGCTGTTGGTGCGGGTGCTGAGGGTATGATTGGACCATTTGCTCCTTTAGCTTTTAATACAAATGATTCACAAATAAGTATAACTTATAGCGGAGTTACAAGCGTAACTGTTGCAGGGTTTAGATTAGATAATTAATTAATTAAATAAATAAATAGAAATGGCAATTTTAAATGGAACTGAATTAAAAGTGTACAGCTCTGGGACAACTAACTTAGTAGCTTTTGCACAAAACTGTACTTTGACAGTTAATCAAAGTATAAGAGAAATAACTAACAAAGAATCAGCTGGATTCAAAGAATCATTAGAGGGATTAAGAGATTTCACTATTGATGTTGATGGTGCTTATGCATGGACTGATGCAAGTGGATCGGCTTTAACTAATGGTGCTGATGATATATTACAAACGAATGTATTAAATGCAAGACAAAAAGTTGATTTTATCTTTGGAGATACAACTACTACATCTGATGTATCTTATGCTGGTAGCGGGTTTATCACATCAATGAGCTTAACTGGCGGTACTGAAGATACAGCAACTTATTCTCTTACAATAGAGGGTACTGGAGTTTTAGCTCAAACAGTTAATTAATAATAACTTTTGGTGGCGGTGCTTGGTAATTCTTTCGGTGAGTTACTGAGCATCAAAACCATTTAAAAATACTTACTGAAATGAATTATAAAATAATAACAATAGGCAAAGATGACCATCCAATAAAGTTTGGCTTCAATGCTTTAAGAAAATACTCTAAAATGACTAATACATCACTTGCGGACTTAGATAAACTTGGGCAAGAGATGACTTTAGACAATGCCTTAATTTTAATGTATTGCGGAATAGAAGATGGTTACAGAGCTTCTAAGCAAGAAATGAAATTATCTATTGATGATTTAGCTGATTCAATAGATGGTGATTTCAATTCTATTGCAAGGTGTATGGAAGTTTTAGGGGAGATGATGGGACAGGCAAATGAAAAAAAGCCGAAGCCCAAGCAGAAGAAAAACTGACTTGGGACAGATTGGAAGAGATAGCTTTTGGATTAATGGGGCTATCTGTTGAGGAGTTTTACAATATGATTCCAAGACATTTTTTTAATAAGATGACTGGATTCTATGAACTCTTAAGGTTGAAAGAAAAGCATGAATGGGAAAGAGTAAGATGGCAAACAGCGGTTTTAGTCAATATACAAATCCCAAAAGGAAAGAGAATAAAACCAACAGATTTGATTGAATTTGATTGGGATAAAAAGAAAAAAGAAGTTGATTATAAGAAGTTGAAAGCAAGAGCTGAATATATTAAAAGATTAGAAGAATTAAAGAAAGATGGCAAATAAGAGTGTAGGTTTTTTAACAGTAGCGTTTGGAGCTGATTTAAAGGGCTTTGATAAAGCTATGAAAAAAGCTCAGAGGAATATCAAGAAGTTTGAAACTCAGATGAGAAGTGTAGGTCAAGGATTAACCAGAAATGTTACTCTTCCAGTCGTTGGTATTGGTATTGCATCTGTTAAAATGGCTTCTGATTTTGAAGAGAGCTTAAATAAGGTAAGGGTTTCTTTTGGAGAAACAAGTTCAGAAGTTGAAAATTTTGCAAGAACAACATTAGATAGATTTAATATTGCTGAGGGAAGTGCTTTAGAAATGGCTTCTTTATTTGGTGATATGGGGACTGCTATGGGACAAACAACTCAAGAAGCAGCTGATATGAGCATGACTTTAGTTGGTTTGGCTGGGGACTTAGCAAGTTTTAAAAATATTCAAATTGGTGTAGCTCAAACAGCTCTTAAAGGAATATTTACTGGAGAAACAGAAGCATTAAAGAATCTTGGTATTGTTGTAACAGAATCAGTATTAAAACAAAGTGATTATTTTCATTCATTAAATAAATCTTACAATGAATTAACTCAACTTGAAAAAATACAAATTAGATTTAATGAAGTTCTTAGACAAACAAATAAAGCTCAAGGTGATGTTGTTAGAACATCTGATTCTTTTGCAAATCAATTGAGAAGAGTTCAAGAGGGATTAAAACAAGCATCAGCTGATTTTGGTAAAGAATTAATACCCGCTGCTCAAGAATTTCTAAAAGTAGTTACTGGATTAATGAAATCATTTAATTCATTAACAAAAGAACAAAAAGAAAACATAATTACTTTTGGAGGAATAGCGGCTCTTGTTGGACCAATACTAACGGGTTTTGCATCACTATTAAAAATCATTAGGATGATGATTCCATTTTTAACAACACTTGTTAAAGTATTTAGAGGATTGCATCCAGTTGGCAGAGTAATGACATTGATTGCTGGTGGCTTAGTTACATTAGAAAAAATATTTGAAAAAGATAATAAAATTGCTAATGGTTTTAAAGATGCAGCTAAGCAAGTTAAATTCTTTGGAGCTGAAATTGATAAAACTGGTATTAAAATAAATAAAGTAGTTCAAGACCCTAATTTTAGATTTTTCATGCATGGGGCTAAACCAAAAGAGGAACCAGCACCAATTGATCCATTCAAAACTGGTACTATTGCACCATTACCATCAATAGGAATTCAAGAGGGTGCTTTTGGAGATTTTGGATTTGGAACAACTGATGGATTACCTATGAGTCCAATTGAAGACCAATTCAAAGGAATAGTTCAATTTCAAACAGAATTAACAGAAAAGCAAAAACTTGCAAATGTTCAATTTGCTCTATTTGGAGATGTTGTTAGGGATTCTATGACATCAGCATTAGAGGGAACAGAAAGCTTTGCAGATGCCTTTATTAGGTCTTTACAAGGTATTATTAAAAGATTACTAATTCAACTTGCTGTAATGACTGCAATAAGAATACTTATGGGAGATAGTGTAAGTACAGCTTTAAGTGTTGCAAAAGGTGGATTAATAGAAAATTTAAACGTAGGGAATTTTGCAAATGGTGGTATAATTAGTGGACCAACATTAGGATTGATGGGAGAATATGCGGGCGCAAATAGTAATCCTGAGGTTGTTGCTCCATTATCAAAACTTAAATCAATGATTGGTGGTGGCTCTCAACAAGTAGAAGTAGTAGGAAGAATAAGTGGAACAGATATATTTTTAAGTAATGCAAAAACATCTGGAAACAGATTAAGAAGCGTATAATGGCTAACATAAGATTTCAAACCACAGTATTTAGTTATAATTCATGGAGTTACTTTATACAGATTTGGGATAGAAATTATACTGGCTCAACAATAACAGAGATTACATTAGGGCAAGGCGGGCCAAAAATAAATTGGGATTCTGATAATGATGATAGATTCTCAACAATAATGAGTTCATCATGTGAGATTCCCATAATGGTAGAGGGAACATTACTTGAGAACTGGTTAAAGAATGTAAGAGATTCTTATGAAGAAAAGGATGTATACGTTCATATTTATAGAAATACTCAAGCTACAGCATCAAGTTTGATATGGAGTGGATTCTTATTAATGGATTTAAATTCAACAGTAGATGAGTTCTTTCCTTATGAGTTTAAATTAACATTTACTGATGGATTATCATTATTAAAAGAAGTTGATTTTGTAGAAACTGGAGCAACTAAACCTTATGATTCAAGTGAAATGTTATGGGGTCCAGCTTCTTATAGTTTCTGGATGAAAACTGTACTTGGTAAAGTTGGTGCAGCTTTAACTACTGAGGGAGCAATAACTGATTGGGAATGGAGAACAAGTATAAATTGGTATAATACTGGGCATGGTACAGCAGCTCCATCTACATTAACATTTGATCCATTTGCTAAAACAGAAGTACAAGTTTCAATGTTTCATAATGAAGAGAATGAGGGAGTTTATCAACCTCAAAATTGTTATGATGTATTAAATGAACTCTTGAAACATTGGGGAGCAAGAATAGTTTATTGGAGGCATAAATTCTGGATAATACAAATACCAGAATACAATACAGCTGAAACTGGTACGTTAGCAAATCCTGATAATATAAATACAAGAAAATACTTTCATTCAAGTAATAGTGTTAGTGCAGCTTTTGATAATCTAAATGATTATTGGACTCCTTACCAAGTCTTTTTACAAACATCAGGAGTTGTTGGGCCAAGTAAAATAGTAGGTACTAAATATGATTTCAAAGCACCTATAAAAGAAGTAATTGCTAAGTATATAACTGGAAGTGGTGAGAATTATTTTGGAGGATTCCCAACATCAGAAAATACAGTAGTAACCCAAGTAAGAATTAATAATCTTGCTGATGCATCTGGAATTTATTTAGATATACCATTATTGTTTACTCAAGATAGAGCTAATGTGAATAGCGCATTGACTGGAGGGCAATTTTCATCTTTTTCAGCTGATATAAGATACCAATTAGCAGCTACTAATATAGCTCATGGTGGAAGTACAACTAAATTCTTATATTACGATACTGGCTCAAATAGTTATTCTTGGGTAGCTAACAACCCACCATCATCTAATCATAATAGACCAAGATGGTATGCAAGTAATTTAAGTTTTCAATCTGGCTCATCAGGAGTTATGACTCAACAGCTTGGTGGTCCAGATAATGGAGCTGCTATAATATTACCAACTGATTCTACATTTACTGGTTTGTTTGATATTACTATTCAAATATTTAATTTTGTTAATGGAGTTGCATCTGCTAAGTATGCATTCATTGATGATGATACTGGAGCTAATTGGGCTGATCCAAGAGATATTGGATTGACTTGGGAAAATGTTGCAAGTGTTTCTGGTACTACATTAAGCTCTTCAAGTTTTATGTCTGGACCAATTAGAATTAGAACTTATTATCAGCCAAATGGTAATCCATTTGCTGGTCAATTATTAGCTTTAGGAGCTAATCTACAAATATCAGCAACAGCTCAGAATATTATACAAGATAGTAATAATACTAATAATTCAAGTATTAGAAACTTTGATGAATTATTATGGGGAGATTCACCAGCTTCAGTTAGTAGAGGAGCAATTGAAGTTATAGATACAAGCGGAACAAGAACAACTACTTTAACAAGTGGTCAATGGGGGGTTGGTGTTACAAATGGAACTCAAACATTCTCTAAGTTATTACTTGATAGATTCTTAGAGGGACAATTAACATCAATTAGAGTTGCTAATTTTAGATTAGTAATACCAACTGAAGCAAAAGAAAAAGATGATGGAACAGCCGTAAGACCTCAATACATCAATCCTGTAGGGCTTATAGTTGAGAATAGACCACAGGAAGCACCAATGTCTTATGTAATGCAGAGAGGAACATTTCATGTATTGAAAGATGAGTGGGATTTTCAGGGTTTTGAAATACAAAGTGAAAGTACCTCAGCATCTACTGTAACTGTTACAGATTCAAGAGGCGGTGCAATTGATATACCAGTAAATACAGCTCCACCATCATTCTTACAAAGACCAACAAGTTCATCAATAAACTCAGCGGCAAGAAATAATATTATAACAACTTTAACAACTGCTGTAAGTGGACTGGGAAGTGATTTAGTTGCTAATGGTAATTATGATGAGTTAGGTAGTGAGTTAGCAATAAATGGCTCATTTGACACTACTATTCCTTTAGGAGATGATGGAAGTGGTTGGCAGTCTCAAGACGGTAATGCTTCTTATTTTGAGGGTGGTGTAAAACTTGCAAGGGCTACTGGATTATGTAGATTATTATTAAAAACAACAGGTGGCTCATCAAATACATTAACACAGAGTAAAACTTATAAAATAAATTATCAAGTTGTTTCTAATACTGGAACAAATAATCTTCAATTATATCTTTCAGGAACACTACACAGCGTAACATCATCAGTAGGAACTTACACAGCTTATTTATCATCAGGGTCAATAGGTCAATTATTTCAAATAAGAAACTTTGTTAATAATACAGAAATAGTTATAGACAACGTATCAGTAAAACAAGTTGATCCAGATGATGATTGGACTAAGGGAACTGGATGGAGTATTCAAGATGACCAAGCTCAATTTAGTGGTAGTGCTGATGCAGCATTAGAACAAGAAAGTGTATTTACTGAGGGTACTAAATATAAAGTAAGTATTGATGTTGCAGAATTAAGTGGTGGTGAGTTACAAGTAAAAGATGATTCATCAGTTCATCAAACAATAACATCAGCGGGAGGTTATGAGTTTACTTTAACAGCAACAAATACAACTTTGCAATTAAATATTGTTACTGGCTCAGTAGAGAGAACTGTAAAGATAAATAGTATTTCAGTTCAAGAGGTTAGTTCAACAACATCTCTTGCAATAAATAGTATTGGTGAGGCAATCTTTGCTACTGGTGATAAGTTTAGTTTATTAAATATAAATAATAATACTACTTATGATTTAACAATAAATGCCAATCAATCAGCAAGTGATACTACTTTAACTATAACATCATTTGACTTTGAGGCAATTGTTCCAGTTGGTAGTATTGTTACATTCAATAAAAAGAATCTAATAAAGCAATATCAAGATGATACTTTACAAGAGGTTACTGATAATGGTAATACAACAACTAATTCAATAACAGCTGCAAATTTAATCTCTAATGGTTATCTTAAAATTGGTGCTGATAATCAAATACTTTCAGATGGTAGTATTGAAATTGCTATTGATTATAATAATAATCAAACTGATAGAATTTTTCAAATTACTAAAGATAATTCATCAGAGATTTTTAGGGTACAAGAAAATGGCAACGTAGGCATAGGCTTGACAAATCCCTCAGAAAAGCTTGATGTCAATGGAAACGCTAAAATTCAAGGAACAATAGCAAATGACCATTTTACAATCCCTAATGCTTCTGGATCGGCTGGTCAAGTTTTGAAATACCCAAGTACAGGTTCAGTATTGACTTGGTCATCAGCAATGCTTACAAATTATGCTTTGATAGATTGCGGTTCAAGTACAATAGCTACCAGTTCAACATCTGGTGAATCTAATGCTGTTGTTATACCATTTAATAATAAGGTGGTTTCAGGTACATCAGAAACAATTATTTTGACTGGTACAGAGGGTTTAACTGATATTGAAGATTCTGCTAATGCATGGTATTCAACAACAACTGGTAAATATGAATATTCATGGACTATAACAACAAATACTAATGTAGTTAATAACAGAATATTAAGTGGTGTTAAATTACAAAGGGGAGTTTTAAGTGATGTATCAATAACTTGGAGTGATTACGACCCCACAACATCATTTATTTACGATAGAGGAACTGGGAGTATAAGACAAGGTTCAACTCATTCGCAAACCATAGTATCTCAAGATAGTACACAATATTATTGGAGATTAGTTCTTTGGAAAGAATCATCCTCTAACTCTTCTACAACATCAATAACAGTAATAAATGGTACGAATTTAATAGTAAAACAAATAGAATAATAAAAATAAATATAAATGGAATTTAAATGGCATATTAGTCAAATGGACTCTAAAATTAAAGAAACAATAGATGGTCAAGAATTACAAAATGTAGTAAATGTAGTTCATTGGAGATATGATGCAACATTAAATGACTATGAAACTGAAGTTTATGGAGCTTTAGAATTAAATGGAGCAAATCCAAATGATTTTATATTGTATGAAAACTTAACAAAGAATGATGTTATTGGTTGGCTTGAAGCTGGGCTTGATGTAGATGAGCTTCAAACTATATTAATAAATAAAATTAACCTATTAATAAATCCAGTAGAGGCAACTCTACCATTACCTTGGAATAATGAAGAATGAGATAAAAGATACTTTAGAACTTTGGGGAGTAAATATATCAGCAATAGGAATAAGCTTAACTCAGATTGATGCTGTTTTAAGTACATTAATTTTAATTGCTTCTCTTGTGTACTCAGTTCAAAAGATAATAAAGATTAACAGATGAAAAAAAAAATAACTACTTTTTTGGCTACTCCAAAAAGAAAGAGAAAGGGAGTGCATTCAAAAAATGCATCAAGAGGCCAAATAGGTTACAAAAAAAAATATAAAGGTCAAGGGAGATGAAAGAAATATTAGAACTAATTGAAGGGTATGGTTTACCTTTAGTATTATTACTTGGATCATTATATGCTTTGTATAGATTCTTCTTCTTTAGCATACATGAAGTAAAAAATACATTTTCTAAACATCATGAAAAAAATGCTGAAAACATGGAAGAAATAAAAAAGAAGATTGATATTATATTAGAGTATATAAGAAAAAAATGAGATATTTCAAAAGAAAAGAGTTTCAATGCAAATGCTGTGGCTTAGATAATATGCAGAAAGATACTTTGCTTATGTTAGATAAAGCAAGGGGAATAAGTGGAATTGCTTTCAATATAACAAGTGGTACGAGATGTGAAGAGTGCAACTTGAAAGCGGGTGGGAAAACTGATTCAGCTCATCTAAGAGGATATGCAGCTGATATAAAATGTGAAGATAGCCGCAGCCGAGCATTGATTATTGGAGGACTTGTTGAAGCTGGATTTTCAAGAATTGGGATTCATCCCAAATTTATTCATGCAGATAATTGCCCTAATAAAGCTGAGGCGGTTTTCTGGTTATATTAATAATATGAGTTTTATAAGCAAATTATTTACAACCAATGCAAAAGATTTAGTTGGTGAAGTGGGTAATGTTGTTGATAACCTAACAACTACTCAAGAGGAAAAATTAGAAGCAAAAAGAAAAATTAAAGAAATAACTTTAAGCTTTGAAGCAGAATTACAAAAAGAAGTATCAAAAAGATGGGAACAAGATATGAATAGTGATTCTTGGTTATCAAAAAACATAAGACCCTTAACTTTAATATTCTTAGTATTTTCTACTGTTTTATTAATATTTATTGATTCAGAAATGATAAACTTTAAAGTTCAAGAAAAATGGATTGATTTATTACAAATAATTTTAATAACAATAATTGGAGCATATTTTGGTGGTAGGTCTTATGAAAAGATAAAAAGATTATAATGAGTAGAAATATTGAATATCTGCATGATATTAAAACTCTTTGGGATGAAGGTTTAGGATATGCAGAAATTTCAAGAAAAATAATTAAAAAATATAATCTTAATTTTTCAGTTGATTATTTTAGGAAAGAAGTAAGTAGAATTATCAGATATGAATTAGCTGATAAAGATATAATTGAAACTAATGTAAGACTGGCAAAACAAAAACAAAGACAGCAAGATTTAAATAGAATTTATAATAAATCATTTAGAGAGCATGCAAGAGTAGAAAATGCTGTTGAGGAATATAATTTACAACTTGTAAAACTACTTAAAGAAAATCAATTTAAAATAGTAACTAAAGATATTAAGATAGATACTAAGGGAGCTATGATTGTTCATATAACTGATACTCATTTTAATGAATTAGTTGATTTAGATTGTAATAAATATGATTTTGAGGTTGCATCTAAACGATTGCAAAAGTTTGCTCATCATGTAAAAAGATATGCTGAGTTTTATAATGTAAATAATATATTAGTTGCAATTACGGGTGATTTAATGAATAGTGATAGAAGATTAGATGAGAAACTTGCAATGAGTACAAATAGAGCAAAAGCAACTTTTCTTGGAGTTCATTTATTAAAAAATTTTATAGTTGATATTGGAAGAAATAAAAATGTTAGTGTTGCATGTGTTACTGGTAATGAATCCAGAGTAGCTCAAGAACTTGGTTGGGTTGATATCGTTGCAAGTGATAATTATGATTTCACAATCTTTGAAATGTTAAAACTTTTATTACCTAATGTTGAATTTATTAGTGGTAATCCAAATGAATTAGTTATTAAAGTTGCTGGTCAAAATGTGTTAATGTTACATGGGCATCAGTTGGGAAAAATGGATTCAACAAGAATAGCAAAAGTAATAAGTAAATTCAGTAGAAAAAATATTGAAATCAATTTTTTAATTTGTGGTCATTTACATGAAACTTGTATTAGTGATTTTTGGGCAAGGTCAAGTTCTTTGGTTGGTGCAAATGCTTATAGTGAAAATTCTTTAAATCTTAGCTCAAGAGCTTCTCAAAATATTTATATTTTCACAGAAGATGGTAGGCATGATATTAGAATAGATTTACAAGATTCTGATTTTGAGGGTTATGATATTAACTTAGAACTTGCATCTTATAATGCAAAGAGTGTATCAAAAACAAGGCAAAAACAAACAATATTTGAAATAATTATTTAGTTTTGCATTTTCATAATACTTGATTAGGCAAGAGGGGAGTGTCCTTTTATTTTTTATTACGTTCTTAAAGCTCCCCTTTTCACTTTCCATTGTTAATAACTTTACTATACTTATAAACAAAATTGTTTAAATGTATCTATATATTTGATAAAATTAAATATTATGAATTTAGAATTAAAAACATATCACAAAATAACAAACGCAGAAACTGGAAAGATTGTTGCAGATAGATTAACAAAAAAAGAATTAGATACATTTTTTAGATGTCCCTCTAATTTTAATAATTCCTCAAATAAATATAAGATAGAAACATATTACAGAAATAGATTCTGGAAGCTTATTGATAAAATTCAGTATGAATTTGTAATGGCTACATTTTTTCTTCTTATAGTTTATTTAACGTATAATATAATAATAGATTTAATATGAAAGCAAAAGTAAAAAGCATCAAAGGAGATGGTAAATTCAAAGATATGTTCAAGTTTGAAATAGAACTTGATAATGGAGTGTTTGGTAAATTATATAAAATGAATGATAGTTCTGGTCTTTATTTGGGTCAAGAGATTGAATATGAAATAAATGATAAAGGTACACTAAAAGTATTTACTGAATTTGAAAAAAAATTTAAAACAAGAGGTGGGCAACTAACAAAATACCCAAGTACAAAAGATGAGCTTATAGTAAGACAATCTTCTCTAAAATGTGCTATTGATTTTGTTATAGCTAATGGAGGAGATACAGATGCTGTAATAAAATTAGCTGAAAAGTTTACTCAATATGTAATACAAGAAGATTATAAACCATCAAGTGTAACACCAAAAACTGATGATTTACCATTCTAAAAACGTAGATAATATTAAGGATTTAGCTGTTTCAATTCTCTCTGACATGTTTAATGCTAAAAAAAATCAAATATTAGACATGAAATCAAGGAAGCATAGTGTGATCCAGGCTAAAAGATTTCTAATCTACTATTTACATAAAGCTTTGCATGTGAAGCATATACATATGAATAAATATATTAATAACATAGACCATTCAACATCAGTTTATCATGTTAAAAAATTTAGTGATTTATTAGAATTTGATAAGGAAACAAAAAGAGATTATACAATATTTGTAAATCATTTAGAAAATAATACTAATGTTGAAAACTTAGATTTATTAATTTCTGAGCTTAAATATTTAAGAATGAAATCAGAAATATTATTAGATAAATTTGAAAAAATACAATTAAATGCTGAA